GTTACTTGAATACTAACATCACCATTAGCCAATTCAACAGGTTGTACTGTAACACTATTATAAAGAGTACCTGTATTGATTCTATTTGATATGGCACCAATATATCCCCCACCTATAGGTTTCCTCTGTCCATTGAATGCTCTTGAACCCCTAATTTTTGTTAGTTGTTCTTGAATATCATTTTTCAGTAGGTCACTCAGTAAATCTAATATATCAGAACTATTAGCCATATTATGCTGAAGGTGTTATTGTTGGTGTTGGTGTGATAGTTGGTGTAGGACTTGATGATATACTTGGTGTGGGGGTTGGGTAATAATCACAAGCATCTATTGTATCATATACAATTAAAGGTACTTCAACAGCCACACCAGCCACATGGTCTCCAAATCTCTCAAAGAACGGTAATGCATTTATCGGAAAGTTCACATCAAGATTATCATAAACTTCAGGTAATGTATTCATACCCCTTTTGATATATGATAAAAACCTTCTTGCCTCTAAACTCATATCACTTACACAATCTTTTTCATTTGATAAATCCCAGTTTAATATATCTGCGAATATCATAGTCATAGAATATACAGTCATATTTTCTTGGAATTCTATTGCCTGTGGTACAACAAATAAAAATGGATAATTTACAGATGAACCTGATACATTTTTACCAAAGTCCACTAAATTACCATAACCAAATGTGTTTAACATAGGTGATTGTTCCTGAAAATATTGTAGGTAATCCAAAACCTTGTGGAAGGTTGTGTATTGATTCATTACATTACTCATCTTATTTGTTTTTGTTTTTGTATTGTTTTAATAGCTTTAGAAATAGTACATCTGTTAACATTATATCTTTCCGCCAAATCTCTTTGATAAATACCGACAACTAAATGTTGGTCGGCTATTTCTTTCATTTGATTATAAGTAAGTTTTGAATTAGGATGTTCACCAATTTTTCTTTTGTTTAGAAATTTATGGAAGTGTTTGATGTTTTCATTTTTAGTAACCCATTCCAAATTGGAAAAATCATTATTCAATTTATCCCCATCTTTGTGATTTATATCAGGTTTATTTTCTACCTTTGTTATGTAACATTCCGCAACTAATCTATGCACCAAAAAAGTTTTTCTTTTACCCTTATGATATAGACAAACAGATTCATACCCATAAGGGGTGATGGTCTTTTTCATAGTCTTTTTTTTTCCTATAACCTCACCATTTGATTTTATGAAGTAGCCTGTATTTCTGAATTCAATCATCTCATTTGTTTTTGTTTTTGTTCAAGTTTTTTTAATTCATTCTGTTCTTTAACAATTCTGTCTTTTAATAAAGAAGCTGCATTGAGACAGAGATACATATTACATTGATTCAGTCGTTCAAACTTTGTTATATCGTTTCCTGAGAGTTCGTAAGTGAGTTCAAAATAAAATCTTGCGGCACTTTCGGAAGGAGCCATTTTGGGAGTATCTTCCTCATCGGAGTCATCCACTTGTTCACCAGTATCTTCGTCTTCAAAGAAATTTCCATATCTTTTATGAATTGAGTGGATATTAGCAAAAAAAAACTAGCACAACCAAACCAATATTCTACAGGTAAATCTAAAAACAATTTAGCCCTTTCCATCACATTATCACCATCAAACTTTTCAAGCTTATAGGTTTTACCATCTTGGATTATAACTGGTCTATAAAGTAATGCCATCAGAATATGGATATTATCATCAATCTTATCTTTTTGACTGAAGATTTCTAAATCTGTCCATTGCCCCCAACTCATATTCCCCCAATCATTTTCAAGACCATAACTCACACCATTAAATACAAATGTAAAAATGATTTTATCAGTTGGTGTTTTTTCTGTGTGTTGTGTTAAAATGGATTCAACATATTTTATTTCATCTACAGGGAGTCCCTTTAGTTCTTTTGGCTCCATATCCAAATATAGAGATAATATATTTGTGGCGTTAGTGTAAAAATTTGGGTTCTTCTGAACCTTCTGATACCTACCAATTGTTAGTCTTGGGTCAATATCAATTGCTTTATTATTAATGGTTACTTTTATCATACAAAACTGAATTTTTTTTGTTTATTTGCGATTGTGCTCTCTAATACATATCGTATAGAGTCTATGGTATGGTTGTCCTTATCTTCAGGTACATCTAATAATTTACCATCCTTATCGGTCTTCCATTTATAGGATTGAAACTCTTTAAGAACATTATTTGATTTCTCTGTTATGTATAGTTTGTGTCTTTTCATTAAGTCCAATCCATGTAATATACTTTTTTTATTCACCCCTCTGATGGTGAATTTCTCTCTTCTTATTTCTTCTATTGATTGGGGGGATGCAGAATCAGCCCAAATAGTATCAGTTTGACTTATACCAGTCTCTTTTATCTTATAAATAAAATCTTGTATGGTTAGATTCTTAACATAGAGTTTTTCATCAAAAAATAAATCTTCACCATTTTTATAAACAGCAATAAGAGTTGATGGGTCATTGTATCCAAAATCCACACCATACCCCAATAACTTTGCATATTCAGGTATTTCCTGTATTGTATTCCACTTATTAAAGACAAGTGTGGTGGCAATACCTTTTTCACCTAATGTGTAGATTCTGTAAAGGTTTTCATCTTTGTCTTTTAATGACTCAAGTTCCTTAACAATATTTTTATCAACAAATGGATTGTCCTTCCAAGTTGTCTTGAAGTAAAAACAATCATCTCTTTTTTCCAAGTCATATACCCAACAGGATAATTCTGATGGGTTCAAATCTAATATAACTTTATCTGTGGTTCTAAATATTAATTGATTCCAATCCTCAATATGTAATTCGTTTGATTCGTTACAATATAGATAATCTCTTTTAGAACCCCTTAGTTTTTGTGGTTCATCAACAGAGAACCAGTTGATTGTGTTTGTACCTAATTGAAAATACCCCTCCATTTTATGCCATTTGGAATCTTCATATACACCAAACAATTCTAAAATATCTTTTAAGTCTTTTAATACAGAGTTTTTTAATGATGGTAAAGTTTTTCTGACTATGGATAAAGTTTTGTTTTCTTCTTGTAATAATTTATAAATCCAATAGATTAGAATATTATAAGTTTTACCAGAACGAGAACCCCCCTGAGCAACAACAATCCTTTTATCAAGGTCATCAGATTTTAATAATTCATCAAAAACAATTGTTGTCTGTATCTTCATATTCTTTGTTCTAATTTCCAATCAAACCCCCACAGGGTAAAGTTTCTTTTATATCCTCTTAAGATATTCTTAATGTTATTCACACAAGGTTTTCCAAAGTAATTTTCAATTTCTTGTAGTGTGTTAAATGTTTGTATAAAATTACCTTCCAAATCATACTGGTTGATAATATAAGTTTCCAATTCCTCACCATTTAATCTTCTCTTTGAGAACTCTGCGTATTTCTCATTTAACTCAAACCCTATGTAATTTCTATCATTACAACCCAATCCTGTTGTTCCTATTCCACTAAAAACATCCAAGATAGTATCACCTTCATCTGTTAGTAAATTGATGAAATATGAAGGTAATTCTTTATGATATGGAGCTGGATGTCTAATGGTGTTATCACGAGCCAATCCTGCAGTTGGGAATCTAAAAACATTATCAGGTCTAATACCATTTGTGAGTTGACTACCATAATCTATGGTCTTTTCTTTAACTCTTTCCCCATCTTGAATTGTTCCGTGATTCTTTACTGTCCATTGGTATTTGGCTCTATCACTTGTTGCTTTGGCTGGTTCCTTCATTACCCTGTCCATATAGAACTTTAACTCCTTTTGGTTCTTAACAAAATGGAATATAAACTCTGTATTATTTCTAAACCTCTTTGGTGAACCATTTGGTATTCCATTCATTTTATGCCAGATGTAGGTATCATAAAACTTTAAGTTTGTTTCCTTTTGACTGCGATAGATTAGTTCATAAATGAATGGGTTTCTTAACCCCTTAGAACAATTATCATTGATGTTTAGTATGAAACTACCACTTGGTTTAAGAACTCTCTGTATTTCATTGAATAGGGGTAATAACCAATCACAATAATCTTTTGGTTTTTTAATGGATATGTTTATACCATAATTTACAATATCTGCATAGGGGGGTGATGTGATTACCAAATCCACAGAGTTATCAGGTAAGTCCTTAATCAACTCAAAACAATCCCCCAATCTTATATCAATCATTTTAATAACCTCTTTTTTTACCTTTGGTTTTTAGATAGAATTGGATTGCTGTTAAATCACCATCATATATTTTTTTCAATAATTGATTCTCAACATAGTCTAATGTTAATTCATTAATCTTTTCAATCCTCTTCTTAAATTCATTATTTTTAATCCAAGTATCATATTCTTCTCTTGGTATGTGTAAGTTCTGTAAAGCTGTACTAACAACCCCCATACTCTTTTGTAAAGTTACTAAGAACTCTTCTTGTCTCTCTAATAAATCCATTACTTTTTATATTTTTCTTCAACAATACATGGTACTGTATTATTCCAATTTATGTTATGATGTATCCTTCTATTTTTTTCACCCATTTCAGATATCTTAACTGATGAAGGATTAAACATAATTGTATAAAAACTTTTAATATAAGTTCCTGACTCAAGGTAAAGTTCAGTCATACCCCCCTTGTTTTTTTGTGTTGTCTGTTGTGATATTTTTACATTTGGTATTGTTAAAAATAAACCACCCTTACTACCCAAATTGGTATAAGTATTAACATCTTCATTTATTCTACCCAAAAACTTAAATGGTCTTTGTGTATCACAGAAAAAAGAGTTCATTGCCTTTCTCATCAAATGTAGACTCTTCTTGAATCTACCTTGTTCACCTCCCAAAAAATCACCCCCCTGAGCCATTGCAATGGTCAAGGCTGGTATTTCTATGTAGTAATCAAGTATTGTATCAAATACCTTATCAAGTTGTTTTATACCCCTTTCTTTTTGATTCAAGTCTTTATCAAACTTGTAACTAAAACTTGAGTAGTCATCATCAAGTTGAATGAAGTATCTTATGCCAAGATTTTTGGCAATCTCAAAACAAGCGTTCCTTGCATATACAATACTTCTCCTGTCTGTAAAGTTATCAGCTTGGTCAAAGGTTTTTGAGATTTCTTCTTTGGAAAAAACAATTACCTGATTACCATACTTTTTTTTATATTCATCAATTGTTGAATCCTCATCATCAACAATCAAATATATCCTACCAGTATAACCACTTCTTTTAAGAGCTGAAAATGTTTTTACACTATCAGGTCTTCCATGTGTGAGAATAAATGCTGCAAAGTTTTCATTCCTCATCATGGTCTTCTGAATAAAGTTCTGCAAGATTTTTGGATAGTCTTACATATCCATTCTCAATAGCTTTATTGTAGTCAATAATAATCAAGGCTGACTCTTCCATTAACCCTTGCATTTCTTTTGATGCGTGTGAGTAGTAATCAGCTATTTTTGAATAATCAAAAACCAAGTGTCTGTTTGTGGCTGTACTTAGAAAAACTTTTTCTTCGTATGTAATATCAGAATTTTGGATTTTTGTAATCATCTCTTGCTTCTTTTTACTATCAATCAAAGAATTTATTTCAGGTACTTCATTACTTGGAGAATAAGTGGGGGCTTCAATTTTACGTGTATATTTTTCATCATCCTGTTCCTCACCGATAAAATCTAACCCCCACTCCAATAACAATTCTTTATTCCAATTTATCTCTAAGACATCAAAATCCCATTCACCATATCCAATATTGTCTTTGATGATAAACTCCTTCTTTTGGTCTTCTGTGAAGTTCTCAACCCTTTTAATTGATACTTCAGTAACCCCCAACTCTTGTAGAGCCTTGAGTCTCATATTACCACCCAATACAACATTGTTCTCATCAATAACCAAAGGTCTTAATTCAAGCATCTCAGGAAATTGTTGAATAGATTTTTTTAGTTTATCTAACTGACCTTTACCAATCTTTCTTGGATTATCCTGATTTGGTTTAATATCCTTGATGTTTAATTTTTCCATTTAATTACCCCTGACCCCTGTATTTCTTTTTATAGTTTCTTGAATTTTTACTTGATGATGTTTTTGTTTTTGAGTGAACACCAGGTCTTGAAATTTTTGATTTAGACTTGATAACTGACGCTGTACTACTCTTCTTCATTCTCTATGGTTTTTCTAATAATCTCAATCTGTATTGGATTATTGTTTAATGAATCACCCTGTGTTGTTAAATCAACTCTACTTTGTTCACTCCATCTACTTGAGAATTTGTTTCTAACAATCAGACTCCATAACCTTGAATTAAATCCATTACCGCCATTCTCAGCCATAGCCTGATGAGCCATATTGTACCAATAGTTCTCACATAATTTGTTGTACTCATCAACGGCTTCAGAATACTTAATATTTCTCTTGAGTAAAGCATGGTGTCCCTCCCAAGAAATACCTAACTCAAGTAGGAATTGTGTGATATGTTTTCCTTTCTCTCCAGCGTCAATAATAATATTATACCACTCTGGTTTCATTGTTGTTTCAAGAGGTGGTCTTCCTCTACCCTTTTTTTCGTTTTCCATAATAATCTTTGTGTATATTTTTAATTGATTGAATTGCGTGATTTACATCTATTTGATTTTTTACATTTGGATATATTGAATAGAATGTGTTGATAAGAATCTTTTTATCAGCATCATCATATACATAGTCATCAGGTTTGTCCTTAATCAATTCATCATAGGCTACAAACGCCAATTCCAAATGGTCTACTGAATTCAAATTATTCAATACCTGTGGTTTCCCTGATTTACAATTACATCCCATAATTATAAATATAACAAAAAAAATTAAAAATAAAAATAATTAAACAAAAAAAAACCTGATGAATAAGATTCACCAGGCTTTCAACCAAAAATAATAAATGGGGTTAATTATTTTTATACTATAAATATATTCATATTCTGTATAAAGTCAAATTACAGATATGAATATATTAAAAAAAAAATATTATCTAGTACTAGTTACTAGTGCTAGTTCTAGTTACTAGTAAATGCTAGAGCTAGTAATAATAATTAACTAGTAACTAGTTATAAATAATTAATAAATAATAATTAACTAGTAACTAGTAACTAGTTATACTAGAGCTAGTAAATTCTAGTAAGCTAGTTAATACTAGTACTAGTAACTAGTAAGCAAATTATATTATAGATTTTTACTAAAGTCAAATCTTTTTCTAAAAAAAGTGTCTTTTTGTTTTTTTGGTAATATTTATCAATATAAACATATTTTATTTGGATATATCCAAAATTATTGTTTATATTTGTAGTATAAATCAGAAACAACTCAAAGAAATGAAAACAATCATCATTAATCACTACCCATCATCTATGACCTTCAAGGTAAGGAAAGAATTACCTGAATTTACATTCAACTGTCCTGTTAGAAATAAGATACTACACTATCAGTTAAAGAAACAGAACATTGATTCACCATGCCATGGTTATACTGAATATGGTGTGGATTGTATTGAGACATTTGAAGGTGGTGAATTTTGGGAGATAGGTTCTTAACAAATCAATTATTGTAATACCAGTTGCGATAAATTAATAATTAAAAAAACTTAAAGAAATGAAAAATATTAAAATTGAAAAAGGGGACACAGAAATTGTTAAAGAGATGCAATTCAATCAAATGGAGTTAAAGGCACTTCATAATTTACTTGTTGAAACACTCAATATGTTTCCACAGATGAGTACCTATTCAGAGATTGCCAATAGAATGAAAAGAACCATCCAAGATGATTTAACTTGTGATATGTGTAATTTCTATGGTGTTAATGATATTCTCAATATGGAGATTATGGAAAAGGATAGTGATGATGATGAGAACTCCATTGCTATTGATATTCAGGTTCAATCAACCATGACTGATTCAGACCCTGTAAGTCATGTATTGTTTTTTTCAAAAGAACAACTCCAATTGATTACCTCTGTGTTTCAACAAATGAAAAAAGTTTTATAAAAAAAAGTAATATATTTGGATTTTTATTATTTTTTATTATATTTATATTATAAATAAACCAAAATAAATACAACTAAAATGGGGCAAACAAAAAAACTTTATGAAGAGATGACCCTCCAAGAACTTATCATGGAGCGTTACTACAACTTAGGTGATGAAGATTACCAGTATCAACAGTACCTTGACGCTAAAGCTGAACAGGATAAACAAGAAATGGAGTATTACTTTAATAACCAACATGACTATGCAAACTAAGAAATATACTGAGTATGGATTGGGTTTTGAGAGAACACAATTATTCAAAGAGCATGAATCACCAATGATTCGTCGTCAATCAGCTTTAAACGCCGCACAAGCGTTCTATGGTAACAATGATATACAATACTCCGCAACAGAGTTAAAAGCTCTTTATAACCGATTTCTCAATCTAATTGAAAATGGTGATGATTCATTTTTTGATAAGTTGGATAAACATCTTCAAACAAAGAAAAACATAGAATCAATAAATGTCTAGTGATAGAATTGATAGGTTTCTGAAAAGAAGGATAATGAGTTCTGAAGGGTACTGGTTATTATTCTGCAGGTTATGTGGTGAATACAAAAATGAGAATGAATTTTATAACTCCAAAGGAACTCCATTTGGTAAGACTTATAAATGTAAGGACCACTACATCAAGAATACAGAACCTATTGATTCTGAATTTGACTACCTCAAAATGAATGCAATAACTGATAAAGATTTTGAGCAAACAGAAATTGTCTTAAATAACTTGGGTTACAAGATTGGTGCTAATGAACTACCAATTTGGAGACAATTTGAAATTAAACATAAACTAAAAAACTAAAAATAATTAAAATGATAGGTTCAAGCAAAATAGACAATAACACTGATGATTTAGATAGATTACAGGAGTTATTCAATCAAGGGTTAAATAATTCACAAATCGCAAGAGAGTACCGCACAAACTCAGGTAAACAAATCTCAAGGATTCATATTTCATCAATCAGGCGTGGTAAAAGATGGAACATTAATATGCGTTCCTTCTTGATGAAAAATGAGTTAGAAAATCAAAATACAATACATAGTATCTTCTTTGGTGAAATAATATCAACATCTGTTGCTCAGGTCATCACAAACAAAGAGATATACCACATTTATTTTACTTCTGTGAATGATAAACCGATATTTAATAATGGGGGTTCACTTATGTTAAATAAACCCACCAGAATGGATTTAATCACTTTTCACTCCAAGTTTGTAAATGAGTACAATAGAAAAAATAGAGAGAGTTATAATTAATAATGGCGTTAAGTTCTGTTATTGTACCCTTGAAGAAACATATAAACCATGCACAGAGTTCAATACAAGAAACTCTGAATCAAATGGTTTTCAATACTATTGTAAAGAATGTTGTAAATTAACAAGAAGTGATGAGTATATTCCAAGAATTAGACCAAATGAATTAAAACTATCAAAGTTAATTCTTGAGAGCATTGGATATAATCCAAATAGTGAAATAACAATCCATCAACAATTTATAAAAAAACATTCCCTATGACTCAATTTGATAAAGAACTCAAGTATGTAAAAGATGTAATGTCTAAAGTTATTACCCCAACTGAGTTGAGTAATGCTAAGAGATTAAAAAAAGAATTTTTAGACACTTATGTTGTTTTAATTTCAGCAACAGATAAGCATTTTTTAGATATACAAAATGAACTAAATGCTTTAGAACAACTAACAGTAAAAAGAATTAGTTCAGCCTACTTTTTTGGGCGTAGAAACTAAAGAATAACTATTCTTTATTTTTTATATTACGATAAATCATAATAAGATTTAACCCTATAGCTGTGGCTAAAGATAATATGGTTAATACCTCTATGGTGTGCATAAGGGTCATACCCACAGCACCCATAGTAACAACATTAGATACAATAGTGTCCTTTTCCATATTATTCTCCTGAACCTCTTCCCCCGTACCACCAGGGTATTGGACAATCAAACCAGGGGTTAGAACCATATCCAAATCTACTTGCTCTGTTGTAATAAGAGTTTGTTGGTAATATAACTGATGTCCTAAATGGACTACCAAATTCTGGTATTAACTGACCATTATTTTGAACTCTTGTATATTCAGGATATAAAAAGTTTTGAAAAATCAAATGACGACGCATCAAGTTATCTAAGAATTGCGCGCGGTCTTTAGCTGCATCTTTTAGATATTGAAACTCTTTTATCCCAATAGGATTTGATTGTTCACTTCTGAATTGTTGTAATCCCGTGTTGACCAGTTTAACAAACATATTGTCCAACAAAATGTAGTAGGAATATGCGACCAAAGCTGGTTGGATAAAATTATTCAATAGTTCTTTGTTGGCTGTTGCACCACTCAATAGAATATCACCACTCTCAACTTGATTAAGGATTTGTTCGTAGAAATTCGTACCTAAGGTCTCTTGAATATAAATTGACTGAGCCTGTTGAATGCAATAACGCAACTCATCAGAATCAACATTAGGGTCAATCGGAGCCTGTGACTTTAACTTCTGTTCGGATATTAAAAGAACATTATAATTCATTATTGTAAAAGTGTGTTTTGTTCTATTGTTAAATCAATTGTCTCACCAGGGTACATAAGTTCCAAGATTGGTTTGATTTCACGCACAACAAACTCCTGTAATGGACGAATTGTTGTGCTCATAAATAGTTTATGGGCTGTCTCAAGTTGTTCAGCTTGACTTGAAAATCCACTTGGACTTGGGAGACCGACCAAAGACGGGTCTGGCACCTTATGACCAGCTAGGATATTTTCTCTCACTAATGCAAATATTTCAGCATAACCCCCTGTTTGCATGGTTGGGGTAATCTGTGTAATTTCAGGTTTAGCACCATCAATACCGCCCCATGATACAATTATTCTACCTGCGTTCTGACCACCAACATAACGCTCCTCAAGTCTTCTTAAAATATTTTCCTGTTCGTTTTGGCTATCAGGCGCAGCCTCAGGTAGGTGAACCCAGAGTGACGGAGATGCCCCGTTCTCTACATTGTGAAGATTAAAGGAACTAATGGCTCTTGATAATCTAATGTCTAATAAACTTGAGATATAATCAGGCGAACCGTAAAAAATGTAACCGGGTTGATAACTTTTAATTCCAACGACTTGCCTATCTTCGTATGCAGTAGGGTCAAACTCTCGTAGTTCAACGATTCCAGCCTTTTTCCAATTAAGCCAATCGTGGCAATAAAACCAAGAATCAGAATAAAGTTCTGCATCTAATGGTTGTTTAGCCCTCATATATTTTGAAGGTATAATATGGAATCCAGAAATACCTTGTCTCCTATCT